ATGAGTGCTAAGTTCAACATTAGAGAGGTAGGGGTTAAATACGACTTCTCTAAATGCGAAAGCACAGACTACGAGGAAATAATGGCTGACTTCAACGATGCCACTAAGCGTAAAAAGGATATGGAAGAGTTTTTAAAGAAGGTGCCGCATCAAGGTCTTGAAATCATTAACGGAGTTACTGGCGAGGTTAAAAAGGTTTACCCACCGGCAAAGAGTAGCACCACAAACGTAGCCGTATCATTAAAATAATAAAAATATTATACTTCTTTGTAATTTGCTTACCTTTGGCAGCGTTATGCTACATAGGTGGGCATCTTGCTTATGAGATAATGTTAAAACTACGCAAATGACTTGGAACGAACTAACAGTATGGCAGTACCAACAAATCTATCCAATAGTTACTAAGCCTGAAAAGGATTGGACTAACTTAGATGTAGAGAGTAAGTTAGTAGGCATAATCTACAACCTTACAGACACTCAGGTGGATAGCTTGACTATTCAGCAGTTCAATAATCTAAGGGGTACACTAAGTTTTTTAGACGATAAGATAGAAGGTAAGCCGGTCAGATACACAGAAGTAAATGGCAAACGTTATAGATTTATCTATGATGTTCAGCAGATAAAAGCAGCCAGATACATCGAGAGCAAAGTATTTAGCACCGACTTAGTAGGTAACCTGCACAAGTTAGCAGCCTCTATGGTTATGCCTCAGCGTAGGACTTGGTACGGCAGATATGTAGATGATACCTACGATGCAGCAAAGCATAGCGATTATGCAGCAGACCTACAAGCCTCTAACTTTATGCATATTTATCAATCGGTTGTTTTTTTTTATCAAGTATACAGAAATTGGATAGAAGTTTCTCAGGCTTATTTGATACAAGAGATGATGGCGAAGGGAATGACACCGGAATTAGCACAAGAGGCGGTTCAAATTTTATGCAGCAGTTTGGATGGCAATATTGCGCCAAATCTGTTGCCGACCACGAAAATATCACAGTTGACCAAAGCTATGAACTTGCAACAATCCAATTCTTAAACACCCTATCCTACTTAAAGGCAAAAGCCGACTTTGATAAGGAGCAGCATAGGAAACTTAAATAAGACCCCCAGACAAGCCCTGCCATTTTTGGTGGGGTTAGTTATTTTTATACCTTCCTTATATTTATTAGCGTGAGTATATCAAGAGCGCAAATAGAAGCATTAAGGAACGGCTTTATACAAAGTATAGGCAGCACAGGTTTTAGTGCAGTAAAGCCAGGAGAACTACCTGTTGTAGAGGAGACACTTGCTTTATATGGTAAGGCTTTTAATGATGCCCTAGTTAAGATATTAGACCAAGACAATATAACAAGCTCCGGCAGATTAGCAGAACCTGCTTTACCTATTATTACAAAGTTTGGAACAGGCTACGTTTTGAGCTTAGGTTATGAGCCGGGAAGTGAAGCAGCTAAATACTATGACTTTGTCAATAAAGGGGTAAAAGGTACTAAGAACGAGAAGGCAGATAGCAAAACACCCTACGCTTTTAAGAGCAATAAAAAAGCCGTGCCGGTTAGCCAAATAGAAAAATGGCTTAGTTACAACAAGCTCAAATCGGTATCGGTATCGAGATATACAAGACTAGGAACTGAGAGGAAGGGAATAGAGGGCAAGAAGTCATTAGCCTTTTTAATTGCCCGTAGCATACACAGAAAAGGTTTAAAATCTACTCACTACTTTGACAGAGCAGTAGCTCAAATATTTAATAAAGAATTTATCCAAAATTTAGCAGTCGCGTTAGGTGGCGATGTGCAAATTCAAATCAAACAAGCAATCAATGGCAATAACAATAACAAGTAGCCCTGCGCCTTATTCGTCAATGCACGATAACTTGTGGTTCGTTTCAAGTTCTACTAATAGCGGAACTACAAATTTCAAATTTGTTTATGATGTCTATATAAACGGCAGTCAGGTAATTAGGTCAAAAGTATTCCCTGCTCCAAGTGCAGAGGGAAGCTATGGAGTGTTCAACGCTTCTCCAATGGTTAGAAGTTTCGTAACTAATTACTTTGAGCCTTCTGGCAACTCAATACTTGTAGCATCAAACGATAAGATTAAAGTAGATTATCAAGTAAGGATAGGCGAAGAGGTAAGTGGGGTAACAACTACTAACTTAGCTTCCGGCAGCTACTCAGCTTACAACTTTGTACCGCCATTGTTTGCCGATGTGTTCCTGACAAAGAACCAGACACCATTAGTGTTATCTGACTATTACGATAATTTACTATTAGAAAACTTTACTGATGACTTTTTGACCGAGAGAGATACAGACGAGATAACGCTAGAATACGGAGATAACTTTTACATTACGTTCCTTCGGATATCAACAGGCGGCTATTCTGCTTGGGTTGAAGTAGTAGGGCAAAATGAATCAGTAATAAATACAGTATCCGGCAATATAACCCTAAGCGGTCAGTTTAATATGTTTAACCTACAAGCCGGACATATTAACGCATTTGCTTCTGGAACTATAATAAATGAAGATACATACGGCTATAACTTCTATTTAAAAAGAGGTGGCGCACAAACAAGGGTTATTAAAATAAGACATAAATGCTATCCTAAATACCAACAATTTAACTTAGAGTTCCTAAATAGATTAGGCGGTTGGGACACAAAGAAGTTTGCCCTTGTAAACAGAAGGTCAAGCGAGTATCAAAGAGCATCATACAGGCGAAGCGATTGGCAGCTTGTAGGTGGACAAATGACAAACATAGATGGATTTAACAGATATAACGAAACGACTTTTAACTATGCTATTCAGCATAAAGATAAATATAGGCTTACTTCTGATTGGGTTAGCGAACAGGACTATTCGTGGTTGGCTCAGCTTGTATCGTCTCCTATTGTTTATATGGAGGTACTTGGTGCTTACTTCCCTGTTACCATAACGACAACGAATTATGAGTATAAGCTAGAAAGCGCAGACAAACTATTTAACTTTGATATTGAAATAGAAGTAGGCAAATACTTAACAAGCCAATTCAGATAATGATTAGCACAGAGATATACATAGAAGAGCAGAAGATTGATTTATTGCAGGATATATCTACCGAGTTCACATATGCCATTGATGACGTGAGTGAGTTTGGTAGCCGCAATACTTCTTACAGCAAAACAATTAGCATTCCGGGAACGGCAAATAACAACCTTGTCTTTGGTTACATCTTCGAGCTTAACAATGCTAACTTCACAGACAACACGCTTCCGAACGTAGGCTATAACTACAATGTTAGTAAACAAGCTAACTGTAAAATATTTATTGATAAGGTGCAGATATTTAAAGGCACTTTGCGAATATTAGAGATAGTTATAGACAAAGAAACTATTGAATACCAATGTAGCGTAGTAGGAGAGCTAGGCGGTTTTATTACTACATTAGGGAACAAAAGATTAACAGGTAATATTAATGTTGAAGATGATTTAGATTTTAGTGCATACAATCATACTTATAGCGTTGCAAATATTAGTGGGAGTTGGGATAACGCAGGGGGTTCTGGTTACTATTATCCTTTGATTGATTACGGAAACGTTAGCACAGGACAATTCGGAGTTGCTAAAAAGGACTTTCAATATACAACTTTTAGACCTGCTTTATATGTTAAGGAGTACATAGAAAAAATATTTGCCGGAACAGATTACACTTTTAACTGCCCGTTCTTTGATGAGCCTTTATTTAAACGCTTAATTATACCTCACAACCAGACAAACATAACAACGTTAAATAATACAAGCCTTAACGCAGCAGCCAAGCTAATAACTATAAACACCAATTTGAGTAATATTGTAGAGTATACAATGGTAACCGCAGGGAGCTTTACACTTGATAGCTTAGGTCAGTTATTTACTTATGGAAGTGGTGTAACAATTACAACGGATATAAATATTTTATTGAGAGGTAACGTTACATTTTACAATCCACCGCTACCAAACTATTCTGTTATACTCTATAAAAATAATATAGAGATAGGCAGACAGGATTTTGATGCAAGTGTTAGTAATTTTATGAACTGCCAATTTACAGTTAGTGGAGTTACTTTTGCGAATACCGATACAATGCAGGTTCAAATATCCGGCAACGGAATTATCCTATCTATTACAATGGGCGAGATAGGTATAACAACAAGCACCCCTACACAAGTACAGGTTAATTTAGGAGAAACGATTAAAGTAAATGATGTTATTCCAAGAGGTATATTTCAATCAGACTTCTTTTTAAGCATTGTTAAGATGTTTAACCTTTATGTTTATGAGAATAAGTTTAACGACAAGGAGCTGGTTATTAGTCCTTATGTGGACTTCTATCCTGAGGTATCGGCTAATGCAGAAGATTGGACTAATAAAATAGATAGAGCAAAGCCTTTAAGCATAAAGCCAATGAGTGAGATTAACGCTCGTTACTATAATTACAAGTTCAAGGCTGATAATGACTTCTATGGCGAGAACTACCGCAAAAAGTACACAGAAGGCTATGGAGATTTTATTTACGATACTGAGTTTGACTTTGTAAAAGAAACCGACACCTTAGAAGTTATATTTGCTGCTTCTACATTGTACCAAGCAACAGGTCAGGATAAAGTATTTCCGGCAATCTATAAGAAGTCAAATACTAATAACGCAGAGGATAGAATGGATAGCATTATACGAATAATGCAGACTAAGAAGATTACAGGTGTAGGAAGTTGGAATATTATGAACGGAGCAACTAATTTAGCATCTTATACAAGCTATGGTTATGCCGGACACTTAGATGACCCAATTAACCCTAATAACGATATAAACTTTGGCGCACCAAAAGAGCTACAATTTAGTCCTAATAGATACCCAAGCACAAACGTATTTAATGCTTATCATAGTCCTTATATTGCAGAGATAACAAGCAAGGATAGTAAGCTATTAACCTGCTTTGGTTTACTTGATATTATAGACATTTTCAACTTAGATTTTAGTAAGTATGTATTTATAGACGGGGTATTATTTAGACTTAACAAAGTTGAGAACTTCAACCCAATGGAATACGATACTACTAAACTATCATTTCTTAAAGTAATAGAAACAAAATACTAATGGCACAAGAGAACGTAGGTATAAATATAACAGTAGGCGGTAACACAGAACAAGCCTTAGGCTCTTTAAAATCGCAGTTAAGACAAGCAACGGCAGAGGTACAAACTTTATCTGATAAGTTTGGTGCAACATCTGAACAAGCAGTCGCAGCAGCAAAGAGAGCAGCAGAACTAAAAGACCAAATTGGAGATGCTAAGAGTTTAGTAGATGCGTTTAACCCAGATGCTAAGTTTAAGGCTTTATCTGCATCATTAAGCGGTGTAGCAGGTGGCTTTGCAGCCGTACAAGGTGCAGTAGGTTTATTCGGTAAAGAAAGCGAGGACTTACAAAAGACACTTGTAAAAGTTCAATCCGCTATGGCTTTATCGCAAGGCTTACAATCAGTAGGAGAGAGTATCGATAGCTTTAAGCAATTAGGAGCAGTTATTAAAACGCAAGTAGTAACTTCTTTTACTACATTAAGAGGAGCAATCATAGCAACAGGTTATGGAGCATTAGTTGTTGGGATTGGTTTATTAGTAACGAACTTTGAAGCGGTTAAAAAAGCAGTTTTAAATTTATTTCCTGGACTTGCTCAAATAGGTAAATTCTTTGGAGATTTAGTTACAAAAGTTACCGACTTTGTAGGTGTAACATCGGAAGCATCAAGGGCATTAGATAAATTAGAAAAAACAACTAAGAGAGGAAACGAAAGTATTGAGGCTAGAATTAAAATACTTACTGCACAAGGCGGCAAGGAAAAGGAAATATTTGAGCTATCAAAAAAGCAAGGAGAAGCAGAACTTAACTTTTTAAGACAAAAGCTTAAAACAAAAGAGGGGTTAAATGCAGAGGAACTTAAAAAGTTTAGAGACCTTAAAACTGAACAAGCTGTTTTAGATGCCGAAGAACAGAAAAGACAAAAAGAAATTGCCAAAGAAAACGCAAAATCAAGAGAAGAACAATCAAATAAATTAAAAGAGGAAAGAGATAAGGCTGCAAAAGATTTAGAAGAACAAAATGAAAAAAGAAAAGAGGCAGAGGTTAAATTCTTTTTTGATAGGATAAAAGCTATTGATGCTTTAAATGCACAAAGAGCAAAAGAAAAAGCTGAGCAAGATGCTTTGGATAAAGAGTTGCTTGAACAAGGTGCAAAAGATGCAGAAGATTATGCAAATAAAGAATTTCAATTAGTACAATTATCTATAAAAAATGATAGGTTAGCAAAAGACGCAAAAGCTAAAATTGCAAAAGAGGAAGCAGATGCAAAAATAGCTGCACTAGATGCCACAGTTTCTGCTATTACAAACTTATCAATGATTGCAGGTAAAGAAACAGTTGCGGGTAAAGCCTTAGCTATTGCTGCTTCTATTATCAACACTTACAAAGGTATTACCAATGCTTTAAGTTCTGCGCCACCACCTTTTAACTTTATATCTGCTGCTGCGGTAGGTGCTGCTGGATTTGCTGCGGTTAGAAACATAGTATCGGTTAAAGTTCCCGGTGCAGCAGGTGGCAGCCCAAGTGTTCCAAGCTTTAATGCAGCAGCCCCAATAGCACCCCCACAACCACAAGCACAAACAACTACCTTAGATAACCAGACTATTAACGCAATAGGCAACCAAGCCGTTAGAGCCTACGTTGTAGAGAACGATGTAACAAGTAACCAACAACGTATCGCAGCTATTAAGCAAAGGGCAAGGTTCGGTTAAATGATAACAATTTAAAACACTTAATATTTAAAGATATGGATTTACCTGTTTATTTATTAGACATTAGCGAGGATATGAACGACGATGCAGAAGTAGATTACGTTGCACTCGTAGACAGACCGGCTATACAAAAGAATTGGAATGCCTTTAAAAATCAACAACGCTTTGAAGTGGTTAGCGAAGATAAGCGAATTATCTCTGGCCCTCTTATGTTGGCTGATGTGCCTATTTTTCGCAGCGATGCTACTTACGGGGATTATTATGTGGTGTTCTCTAAGGATACTATTTTTAAGATTGCTCAAAAGTTTTTCAAAAAAGGCTACCAATCAAACGTAAACTTAATGCACTCTCCTGATGCTCAGGTAGAAGGGGTAACAATGTTTGAGAGCTTTATAACAGATAAGAGCAGAGGCATACAACCAATGAAGGGTTTTGAAGATGCACCAGACGGCTCGTGGTTCGGTTCTTTCAAAGTAGAAAATGATGCAGTATGGAACGACGTTAAAGAGGGCAAATTCAAAGGGTTTAGCGTAGAGGGTTTATTTACCTATAAGACTAAGCCAAGCAAAGAACAAGAACTTATGAATGCAATAAAGGAAATATTGCAACGGGTTAAATGATAAACTAAATCTTTTATTAATATTTAAACAAAAAGAATGATGAACGCAAAAGATGCAATTATGCAAATTAGGGCTTTGTTCGAAGATATGCCACCAGTAGAAGCACCTGCTCCTGCCCCTGCACCTATCGAAGAAGTACCTGTTACATTCGCAGAATATAGCCTTATGGATGGAACAAAGGTTATGATTAGCGAACTTGCTATCGGTGGTCAAGTTACCCTAGCAGACGGAACACCTGCTCCTATGGGCGAACACCAATTAGCAGACGGCACTCAAATCGAGTTAGACGAAGCCGCTAAAATTATCTCTATTGAAACCCCAGAAGCAGAAGCGGAAATCGCTGACGAAACTCCTGCTGAAATGGGTAAGAAGTATGATGAGAAAATGGCTGACGAAATTTCGAATTTAGTAGCTGAAAACGAAAATCTTAAAACACAAGTAGCACAATTAGAGGCAAAAGTTAAGAATGGTTTTAGTCAAGTAGCTGAGTTAATAGAAGCACTTACTAAGACACCTAACGCTGAACCTATTGCGCAGCCAAAACAAACATTCGGTTCTAACGTAACTACAAAGGATATGAAGTACGAAAGAATTGCAAAATTTAGAAACGCTTTATTAAACAAATAAAAATAAAATAAAATGGGATTTGATGTATCTGCATTAGCAAACTATACAAAAGAAAACGAAGCTCTACTTGTAACTTCATCTGTATTGGGTGCAAAAACTGCTGCTCTTATTAAGAGTGCAGGTAACGTTATGGTTGGTGTAAAAAGTTCTGAGAAAATCAACATCATGGAAACTGATGCTATTTTCCAAGCTGGTGGTACTTGTGGCTTCAACGCTTCTGGTTCTACAACTTTCACTCAAAGAACTGTAACTCCGGGTAAAATTAAAGTAAACGAAGCTCTTTGCCCTAAGGACTTAGAAGCTAAGTATTTACAAAAAGCTTTACCTACTGGTTCTATGTACGATAGCATTCCTTTCGAGCAAGAATTTGCTGATAAGAAAGCTAAGACTATCGCTGCACAATTAGAAACTGCTTTATGGCAAGGTGACACTTCAAGTGTGAACGTAAACTTAAACAAGTTCGATGGTCTTGTTAAGTTAATCGGTGCTGCTTCTGGTGTTGTTGCTGCAAACGCTTCTACCTTTATCTCAGGTGCGCCTTTATCTTCTATTACTGCTGCTAACGTAATCTCTATCTTTGATGGTGTTTATCGTGCAATTCCTGCAAAAGTTGTAGCTGCTGATGATATGACTATCTTCTGTGGTCAAGATTTATTCCGTACTTACACTATTGCTCTTAAAAATAGCGGTAGCTTCAATTACCAAATTGATGTAAAAGCTGATAGCGAATTCGTACTTCCTGGAACTACAATCAAAGTTGTAGCAGTTGCAGGTCTTAACGGAACTAACAGAGTTTACGCTATGCGTTTAAGCAACTTGTTCTTAGGTACAGACTTATTGAACGAAGAAGAGAAGTTTGAAATTTTCTACGCTAAGGAAGCTGACCAAGTACGTTTTGTAAGTGAGTTCAAAATGGGCGTGAACATCGCGTTCCCTGATGAAGTTGCTGCATTCGTTCTAGCATAATTTATAGGGTAGGTTGAAATATACCTACCCATTTTTTCAAACTAATTAATTCAAACAATATGCCTTGCGCTTTAACTCAAAATTATACCTTAGATTGTAAAGACAGTTTAGGTGGTATAACCGAAGTTTATTTCATAGCAGAAAACGATGTGACTTCTACAACAGAAGCGAGTGGTGTAATTACTGCACTTGTAAAAGCATCAGGCAAGAAGTTCTATAAGTATGAGCTTGTAAAAGGCACTTCTCAATTAGTTGAGAATGTTAATGCAAACGTACAGAACGGAACTATCTTTTATGCTCCGGAATTAACTATCGTTTTAAACAAATTACAGGCTAACACAAGAAACGAGATTTTATTGTTAGCTCAAAACACATTAGTAGCAGTTGCCAAAGATAACAATGGCAAATTCTGGTACTTAGGAAAAACAAGAGGCTTAGACCTTACCGCAGGTAATGCAGGTACTGGTACTGCTGACGGAGACAGAAGTGGCTACACTCTTACCTTTACAGGTGCAGAGCCACAACTAGCCCCAGAAGTAAACTCAACTGTGGCAGGTCAATTAACCACCGCAGGTTCTTAGGTTGTTTTGGTTTTGTATATAGATGCCCTCGTCTTTAATTAGGCGGGGGTTTTTTATTTTGCAAACAATCGTGTTAGTTTATATTTATAGTTGTGATAAGACTAAACAAGGGGCAAACCCAAAATATAATACTTACCTTGACTGAGAAGCAGCTTTTAACAAGTCCGAACTATTTATTCATTTTTGAGAATAGAAGCACGAACACGGACATAAAATTTGTAAGGCTAAACAACACAGATATAAGTCCATATAAAGAACGTTACAATGAATTCACTATTGTTGTAAATAGCTTCTTTAATACGGCTTTAAACGGGCAATACACGTATACAATTTACGAGCAAACAAGTACTACCAACACAGACCCGACAGGCTTAAACCTGCTAGAAACCGGCATTATGGAGCTAACAGGAACTACTATATCATTCACAGAATACGAAACGACAAGCACATTCACAATTAGACAATAATGGAAATACAAGTATTGACATTTGCGGAAGCAAAGCAACCAGAATATAAAGAGAAAAAAGGCGAAGGTTATATGCAGTATGGTCAGAATAATGACTATCCGCAATACTTATTAGACCTATTTAACAAATCAGCAAAGCACAATGCTATCATTAGAGGCAAGGTAAACTACATTGTAGGGAACGGATGGGTAGGCGAAGAGGCTATTGTTAAGAAGGTAAATAGAGAGGAAACCTTAAACGACCTTACTAAAAAGGTTGCTTTGGACTTAGAGTTGTTTGGCGGTGCTTACATTCAAGTTATATGGAGTGTAATGGGCGCACAGATAGCTGAGTTATGGCATTGTGATTATACAAAGATTAGAACTAACAAAGACAACACTCAGTTTTGGTATAAAGAAGATTGGAAGGCTACACGCAACCAAGAAAAAGCTGAGATTTACAATGCGTTTAACCCTGCTAACCCACAAGGAGTTCAAATACTTTATGTAAAGGAATACAGACCGGGAATGAACGTTTATAGCCTTCCGGGTTATTTCGGTGCGCTTAATTATATTGAGAGTGATGTAGAAGTAAGTAAGCACGTCTTAGGAAATGCTCAGACCGGGTTTTCTGCTAGTAAACTTATTACTTTACCAAACGGAGAGCCAAGCCCTGAGGAGAAACGACTTGTTAGCAGACAGTTCGATAATATGTACACAGGTGCAGACGGCAAAAAGTATTTACTTGCTTTTGTAAACGATGCAACTAGAAAGCCTATTGTTGATGACTTAGGTGCGAGTGATTTAACCAAAGAAGATTTTAG